TACTAATGTGCGCTTCGAAAAGCTATCAAAGTAATTCAAGCCCCCTAAGTCCCAGGGGTAAGGGACAATCCCGGGAAAAGTATGCTGAGGAATTGGCAGAAGGGTTTATCTCTTCTGCCCAGCATCTTCTCCTTGCTTCGGGATATAGACTTGAAAACCGCGAGACGTTGAGAGATGGAAGCTTGGTCAAGCGACCATCTGATGTCTTGCGGGAGAGGCTCTCCAGAGTATCGTATGACGAACTGGTAGGTCTCATTAAGGAGCTTACGGCCATTCCGATGGCTATTGTTCTGGGTGCGGAGTTGCCTCCTGCATCCATCTGTATTCCAGAAGCTTTCACGCGCAGAGAGAGGGATCGTTTCCTATTCCTCTTTCCCGGCAGGTGGGGTCGCTACCTGAAAAATTGGCTTTTCCGTAAAGGCGAGGTCGATCGAGTATGGATGGCGGCTGGGATCTTAGCTTTGAAAAAGGCTATGCCAGATCTTCGGGGGGGACTCGTTAAGGAGTCCCTTGAGAAACATCGTGTTTCTCTAACCTCGGACGCAGATGGGGATACCATATATGCTGAGTTCGCTCGGCAGTGTGAGGACGTAGTTGGAGCATTGTTCCCGGCGGGTTCATGCCCAGTATCTTGGGAAACCTTGGTGCTGAGCACTTCAGCTACCTCTACAACTACTCGGAAGAGTGGTGGTGCCCGAGGCGAAGTATTCGTCAAAGGTGCTCCCCTGACAGCGCTGGATAATGAGGTCGCCGACATTATCCAGGGTCCGTACGGAGGTGGAGTAGAAGTTAGGGGTGATACCCGCTATCGAAACCCTCTGCGCGTCCCACTTCGTACTCGCTGGCTCCCCAGGCCACTGGGAACCGGCAGTACTGGCCCTCCTGTGGACCATGTTAGACCAGTTGTTGTGTCAGATCCGTTGAAGGCAAGGGTGGTTACCTTGACGCATGCGGAAAGGGGCCTCCTAAAACCCTTTCAGGAGGCCCTTCACAAGAGGTTGCGTTCGCTACCTCCTTTTGTGCTGACAGGCGAGTGGGTTTCGGCTGATCACCTTAACTCACGTTTAGGGACGTCAATGGCTAGGGGGGACTTTGTCAACTCTGGCGATTTTAGTGCGGCGACAGATAATGTTAAATCTGTTTACACCCGTACGATTCTCG